GCTCATCGAACCACATGCCGTGCCGCCTGGCCAGAATCGTGTTGTCTTTGCCGCCTCTGGCCACATCGACGCCCAGGCTGTCCATCGGTAGGAGTTTGTCAGGACGCTTCCAGCGGGCCATAGCGGCCTCTGCCCAGGCCGTGGGTACAACTTGCCAGGGATCGTCCTCCATGCCTGCCTGGAAGTCGCCGTAGAGCATCTGTGAGCGCAGTGGCTCGGGTAGTGATTGCAGTTGTGCCATGTAGCCAGTTCCCATAAGGTAAGGGTTATCACTAATGCGTGACGGAATGAAGGTCCGGGACAGTGGCTTGATCTTTTCCCCGTTGTGCTCGAACTCCTCGCCAGACTCGACCTCGACATCTTTGCCGTCGACCGTCGCAAACCATCGCAACTCGCCAGGCTCTGCCGGGTTCGGGTGTTTCTTGTCCAGCCAAGGCGCAAAGAACTGGATGATCCAGCGGCCCTCGGCTGTTGTTGGTGGGTTAAATGTCAGCAATGCCTGGCATCTTTGGCCTGACACCGTGGTACGCAACCAGCCAAGCAGGAAGCGCACGGCTGACTCGCGCATGTTTGCGGCCTCATCAAAGACCAGCAGGTCATGCGGTCGACCCTGATATTTTTTCTCGTCGTCTGGGTTTGGGAATGACCCGAACTCGACCTGGATGGCCACGCCGTCGACACGCCTGGTCCGCCAGATATTGTCTTTGCCGTTGTACCCATTACGGCCACCAAGCAATTCAGTGATACGGTCCAACACGCCGGTCAACTCGGTTCCGTTTAATCGGAAAATGCCAACCTTGCGATGCTGTGTGAGCGCCTTGCCGCAGGCTAGGTCAGTCTTGCCACCACCCGCCGCGCCACCATAGCCAATGATGTCGGCCATGCTTTCGAATGCCATGCTTTGCGGCCCAGGCAGTGGGCGCCATAGGGTTTTGTCGCTGGTCAAAAGGGAATCGAGTTCCGCCCTTTCATCTTCGGTCAGATAGGCCAGCAAGCCAGGATCAAACGCCTCCACCATTTTTGGCCTTTCGCGCCTGTGCTGTGGCCAGGATCGCTTGCAGTTTGGCCGCACGCTGGGTGTCGTCCAATGGCTCCATCAATGGATTGTCTGGATCGCCTGCCAGGGTAGTGCGGTCGCCGTACTTCTTGGGGTTCCATTTGGCCAACAGTTTGAGCCGGTACTCCGCACGGTTGCGAAGCCATGCCACATGGGCGCTGTCGTATTTTGGGTTGTCCCCGCCAGTCATGAGGGGCGCGGTATCGATGATCTCGAGCGCGTCATCGGCAATGCAGTCATGGCCAATCTCACGCGCCTGCGCGAAGCGTTGAGCAAACTCCTTGTCTTTCCCCATCCAAAGGTACACGGTCGAATAGTGAATGTTGTTGTTTCTACACCACTGACGAAGTGTTTGGCCAGTCGTGATCCATTCACAGATCTCGTCGATCTTGTCCTGTGGCACTGGCTCTGCTGGCCTGCCTGGTGGTCGCTTTTCAATCTTCTTTGTCATCGATGATCTTTTTCCATCTGTCTATGGTTTGCGCTCGTCGCTCGTACTTGCAAATTTTTTTGATGGTGCTCAGTGGAATGTTGAAGATCTTGGACAGTTTGCGATAGCCAATTTCGTTGTCTTCGTGCATGTCTCGAATTTTGTCAATCACATCATCCGGGAGGCGGGCATTGTGATGGGACGCCCCGATTCGGTATCCCTGCTCATTAACTGCTACAAAATGCACGCGCCCTTTTCCCTTCATCTCATTCCATCGGGTACTGCTTAACGCTTTGGTGGTTTCTTACCTTTGTCTTTGCCATATCCCATGATGATCTCCAGTGTCGTGCGAAATTGCACTTTGATGATTTTGCATCATCATTGAATTTTCCGCAACGATATCACCTGTTTTTTCGAGCGCCCAATTTATCTGTTGTGGGTGTATGTTCCATCCTTCTCGAGTTCGATCAAGGATTCGTTTTGCTTGTTCCAGTTCGGTCATGCTTTTTCTTTTCGTGTATTGAAGCCATCACGGCTTTAAGTTCATTGACGGATTTGTGTCCGCGCTTTTTTATTCGCTCATCAAGTTCATGCCTGCGATTGGCCAGGTTCATCTTGAGCAAATGCTTTGCCTCACATTCAACGATCCATTCTCTGGACCATGAGCCAACGACACGCCCATCGTGGAGCGTGACATCGATTTCGTATTTTTCCCGTGGGGTCAATGTTTGTTTTCTTGTGCGGCCATGTGTTTAAAGTATCCGTCGCAGATCTCGATAGCCTCACGCATCACCATGCGGTCAAATGCTTCGTGCATATTTTTCTCTGCTTGCTCTTCGTCGTTCCAACCGATGGCAAATTGACAGACACCAAAGCCTTCAGGCTGGCAAAAGAATCTCAACTCAGGCGCACCTTCGTCGCTTTGTTTTTTCATGATGACGATTTGGCCATAGCGTGCCACATCGAAGACTCGTGCAAATTTCATAAAAATACCTTTCTACATTTGCGGCAATATTTGACGCCGCGTTCCCATTTGAATTTGGCCATGCAATGACAGCATTGCCTCCATCTGATCTTATTCATCGAGACAACCACCACATCCACAAGACCAGTGATATGAATGCGATTGCGGCACCAATTGCAAGCAAGCCGATTGTCATTAACAGACTGTGAATCATTTCCATGTTTACCTCACGCACATTAAATTAATTGTTCGATAGACCACACCATCATTCCATTTTTTGTCTGACTCGATGTCATACAGTTCAATGATGTGCTCCGCTTCTGCAAACCTTATTCGTTCATTGCGAATGCAAAACACATAGATCAATGGCGCCTTCTGTGATGAATACGCATCGATCAATTGAGGCAACAGCAGTCGTTCTTTTTCTTTGATGTTGGGCGTGCCCTTCACATTGACTGCAAAAGTTTTTTCTTCACGCTGAATCACATAGTCCGGCATGTTTCGCAGGACTGGGTTCAGGTTATAGAACGCTCCTACATTTGCAAACTTTTCGTCAAAGCCAAGGCGTGTGCAGTTCCACGCATTACGATTGCACCATTGCTCGAAGATCTCTTCGCCAATGTTTACGCCGACACCTTGCCGCCCCTGGTAGTCTTGTGTCGCGTTACCGTAGGTCATAGTTTTATTCCCCTGGTCATGTGCTGTGAATCGATGCGCTTGCAATCAACATCGGTTTTGTATTTTGGCCAATGGCCTTCACGCACCATGTCGCAATAGTGTTGCTCTTCTTTGATTGCATCCTCGTAATCCATCTGGCCAACAATGCCAAATGCAATGATTACAAAAAATGCAGTTCCAATTGCTTTGATCATGCTCATTTGTTTTCCTCCATCAATATGCTCATTCGTTTTTCATCAGTGCCACATGCTGGGCAAGTGGCTTTTTTTGTGATCCGCACTACATGTTCGAGTGACATTGGTAAAAACAGTGGCGCCCATTCATGCTTGCAGACTTCGCACTTCACACGCAGTGGTGTCTTTTCAATATTCATCTTTGCTCCTTTGGCATTGCCATCTTTTCACGCAGTTCTTCCATCATCTTTTTGACCTTGGCTTTGTTCTCAGCCAATTGCTCTTCAGACAATTTAAATTCCAACTTCACTGGCTCTGGCCGTGGTGCCATGCGGCACAGTTCTTTAAACTTGATGCAGTTTGGTACGCGTTCAGGCAAATGCTCAAGAGCGTAGGCAATTGCTTCTGGCCATTTCACAAATGAGCCGAGTTCTTCAGCCCATGTGGCCTTTGCGTTTTCTAATCCAGCATCAATGCCGTTAACCATGCCGGTGCTGTACTGTCCAACAAACTCTCTGCCATAAATGCCCTGGAGCCTGGCAAATATTTTTTCAACCCAGGCGTTTGGTAGTGTCGGGTTCTGCGTCATAAATTTCTCCTTCAATAATGGTGCCTTGGTATTCGTCGTGTTTTGGTAAAAGTCCAAGTGATCGTGCTATGCCCTCTTGGTTGATCTGGTGCTGGGTTTTGTTCTGCTGGTCTTTGTTGACCCAGTCTGATTTGAATCCTGCCCATCCTCTTGCACAGCATTCGGTCAATGCGGCATTGAGTGACCATCCTGCTTTGCGTGCTTCACGCTCTATGCCTGCAATGGCTGTCGCTGTGACTGGTGCCTTCTTTGCTTTGCGGACTTTTGTGAATCCATCCCACACTTCAGGGTTAACCCCATCAGGGCATGACATGGGCTTGTCCCTTGTATTTATCTTTGTTTCTTGTTTTATGTTTATTGTTTCTTGTTTCTTGTTTGGTTGCACGGTCGTTGAACGAGCGTTGGACCGGCGTTCGGCAGAGGCTTTACCCGCTCTGGATGCGGCTTCCAGCCTGTTGTGGTACTTCGCAATCTCTTCATCAGCCCTGCGATTGACCCACCCAGTGCCCTCGATCAGTTCAAAAAATTCCTCGAGAACGGACACAACTTCAGCCTCATGCTCGCGCATGTTGATTGCCCGTGCAACGGTTGTTGAACGCTCGTTCAACGGCTGTTCATGTAGGTAGTAGATGTCAAGCAAACGACGGTAGGCCAGGTCTTCCATCGGCGTCAGATGACGCGTGTGGCTGGCATAGTCGCCTATGTTGAATGAGTAGAAATGCATCAGGCACCCGCCTTCGCCTGCTCGATGATCTCGCGGATCTTGCTCTCGCTGGCGCTCTTTGAGTTCTTGGTGCAGGCAACGCACGCGGCGTTGATCACATACTTTTCGGTTTCGCCACAGGTCTTGCAGGGCTTGCCGGTGTACTTTCGCTGGCCCTGGCGGGCGGCTTCGATTCGGGGGGATGCCACTTGTTTATCTCCATGTTGAGTTACGGTCCACACATTGTAAACCAAAACCCAAACAAAGAGTCAAGCATTTTTTTTCTGGATGATCCGTTCTACTTTTTCAGTAGTCACAAAGCGGTGGGTGTTGGCGCATTCGTAGCGCCTCAACTTGGTATTGCCAGGCCTTGCCCTGGTTTCTTTCACCATGGTCCAAGCCTGACAAACCGGGCACTTCATTACTTCAAAATGGAATATCGTCGTCCATGTCTGCCATTGCGCCAGCGGGTGCTGACTGTGGCTGTTGCGTTTGTTGCGTTTGCGCTGGGGCATCACCCTTAGGGGGTAGGTCTATTTGATCCACAGAGAGGCGCAGGCGCGTTTTTGGCGTGCCGTCCTTGGCTTTGTATTCCTCAAGTTTGATCGGGCCGCTGACGGTCACTCTGTAGCCTTTGGCCATGTACGGTTGCAGGCTGGTTGCCCGCTTACCCCACAGTGCGCAGTCGACCCACATGGTTTCTGGTTTGTCTTTGGTCCCGGTTTGCACGCCAATAGCAAAGTTCAGGATGTTGTCGCCGTTGTGCTGGCGCAGTTCGGGGTCGCGCCCCAGGTTGCCGGTGAGTATTGCGATGTTCATGATTTGGATTCCTTCGAAATTGAGACGCGTACAAAACCACCAATCTGCCCCGCGTCCACTCGAGCAGTCAGTGTTGTGAATTGTTTGTCGTTGATCTTCAACGCATCGGCCACGCCATCGAGGCCAGACTTCATCCTGGCCACCAGGTTGTCTCGATCGTAACTGCGCCGGTCGGGCGGCACAAACTCGAGTACCAGGTGCAGGTCGCCATCGATGTCAGCCCGTACTTTACCCGCTTGCTCAAGCACCATGGCCCAGCAGGCCTGGCGGTAGGAGGCTTTGATCTTTGAAACTTTGGCCCAATGCAGGCGCTTGTTGGGTGACAGTTCAGACGGTGGCCAGCCCAGCACCAGTTCAATCATTGATCTCGCGCCCAAAAATCATGTCGTGAGCGGTGATGTCAATGCCGCGCTCCCAGGCTATTTCGATGAGACGGCGCTGTACAGCAGTGGGCACCACGCCGGTTTTTTGCCAGCGTGACACAGCCGCAGGATCTCGGCCAAGGGCGCGAGCCAGTTTTCGTACCCCGCCAAACATGTCAATTGCCAGTTCAACAGGGGTTGTGTGGTTGTTTAAGGTGTTGTTCATCCCTCAATGATGACACATCATCAACGACTCGTGAAGCCCTTATTTGACGCGGGTTCCAGGCCTGTCTGTTGCAAATAAACAACTAGCCACAACACGGTACTAAAAAAAACAGTTGCGTTGTGGAAATGTGTTGATGTAAGATCACCATATCGACAACGCAAATAGGAGATTCAAATGCAAAGAAGTTACAAAAACATGGCCCGCAACTTTCAAAAAAACGAAAAAGTTCAGATCTGTGTTGACGGCCAATGGCAAGACTACACAAAGCCATGCGGCTCACGCGCAGTGATTCAGTTTGCTTTGCGAGCAGAGCGTATTTACGGCATGAAGAATGTCCGTGTTGTCAGCATCACCCAGTAATCAACCACCACTACGAAGGAACCCTACCATGACCACAATCAACAACACCCCAGCATCAGCAGACGAACTCGGCACATTGCTTGCCCAGATTGCCACGCTTACCAAGCAAGCCGACGCCATCAAAGACGCCATGAAAGACATCGCCAGCAATGGCGGCACCACCGTGTTTGAAGGCGCCTTGTTCAAGGCCTCATATGTTGAGTCCAACCGCGCTGTCACCGACTGGAAAAAGTTGGCCGCAGACCTTGGCATCAGCGCAGACAAGATTGCCGCGTACACCAGCACCACCGCTGTGTTCAGCATCAAGACTACTTCACGCTAATGGGACAGCCAATCAAATCGATTTTTTGGCACATATTGCAACGAGCAATTGCTGACCGCAAAAAACTTAAGGAGAAATCAAAATCATGAGCACAACAGAAATTCGCAAGCAGTTTATGGACAAAACCATTGTTCACATGGGCGACGCCTGGCGCGTCGTTGGTGTTGGCGCCCAGCGCGACGGCAATACCTTTTGCCACCTAGCCAGCACCACCCGTGGCCGTCAACAAAAAAACGGCTGGTGCCCGATCCAGATTAACGACTGGGTCGACACCGAAGTTCTGCGGGCCGCACGATGATTCAGTACGGCATCCTCGATGACGATGGTGTCGTAGTCCGCTGGGTGTGGGACAAACCACCATACCCGCACATTACCCGCAAAGTACCCCGTCATCGCAAACCCAAATTTGATTGGGCAAATTTTGAACCAGCACCATTTTAAGGAGAACACCATGGATTCATACACAGCAACCGGCATCGCAGAAGGCTTCATCGAGGCAGACTCTGAGGACCAAGTCATCGAGGCCTGGCAGACATTGATTGACACCGGCTTGGCCTGGCAACTGCAAGGCTGGTTTGGCCGTCAGGCACGCGCTTTGATCGAGGATGGCACTTGCCTACCAGCCGAGGAAAGCCGCCTGCTACGGGCCGCAAAAGCCCTGGGCAATATCGAGTTTGTAAAGGTAGGGGGTTGATCATGTGGTTCACATCCTCACACGGAACGATTGAGATCCAAATGACTATGGCCCAGGCCGAGTCAGCATCACACCAGGGCCAATGCGACGCCGATGTTCTGGCCCTGTCCAACCACCGCAAGATCCGCGCTCAGTTAGAGCGCATCGATCCCAAGGCACTGCGCGATGAATTGCGCGAGTACGGCGCCTGGGATGACCAGGAATTGGCAGACCACCACCAGAACCTGCAACGCATTCTTTGGATCGCGGCGGGCGACATTGTCGAAAATAGTCGTTGACACAGCATCAACAAAATAGGTTAGAATTTCAACAGTTCACCACAAGGAGATACAAATGGCAGACATCAGCATACACAAAACACAGTCCATTGAGATCAGCGAAATTCGCGAAGTCAATGGCTCAACCCCACTGTTCACACGCGACATCATCATCACCGATGTCAATGGCCACCAAATTGTGATCACCTGCTATGTGACCAGCGAAGAGGGTGAAGAGTTAAAGGTGTCAATGTGAACCGCAACAACTACATCGCTGAGATCGAGCACCGTATTGCAGGCATCCCCTGCATCATTGCGGTGACCGATTACGAGGGCTATTCGCCCGCATATGTTTCAGGGCCACCAGAAAACTGCTACCCATCCGAGGGTGGTACTGGTGACTTTGAGATCCTGGACCGCAAAGGCTACCGTGCAAAGTGGCTCGAGCGGAAACTTACCGCAAAAGAAGAAGACCTCATCCAGGAGGCGATCTTCGAATACATGGAGAACGACTGATGACTATCCAAACCATCGAAATTGAAAACCAGCATCAATGGCTTACCGAGCGGGCCAAAGATGTGACCAGCACCGAAGTGTCCGCGCTCTTTGGCTTGTCGCCTTACCTCACCGAGTTCGAATTGTTTCACCAGAAACGAGACGCGGTCGTGGTCAAGATCGAGCCAAACGAACGCATGAAGTGGGGCAACCGCTTAGAGTCGGCAATTGCGCATGGCGCCGCCGAAGACATGGGCTGGGACATTGCAAAGTTGAATGTCTACATGCGCGACCAGGCCGCACGCATCGGGTCAAGTTTTGACTTCGAGATCAAGTCCAGCGCCAATGGCCGTGGCATCCTCGAGATCAAGAATGTCGACTGGGTCCAATACCAAAAGAACTGGATCGATGACGGCAACGGCAACATCGAGGCGCCCGAGCATATCGAGTTGCAGGTCCAGCACCAAATGGAAGTGGCCGGGTATGACTGGTGCGCGATTGTGGCTTTAGTTGGAGGAAATGAGCAAAAGATAGTCCTCCGAAATCGCGATCGGGATATTGGCAAAAGTATACGCGACAAGAGCGCCGAGTTCTGGAATCGCGTGCAGGCCAACCAGGCACCCAGCGCCGACTACACCCGTGACGCCGAGTTCATCATCAAGCAATTACGCCGCGATGCGGTAGAAGGGCTGGTGGCCGAGGCTGACGCGGAACTCGAGGACATGATCAAGCAGTTTGAGTTTGTGCGCAAAGAGGCCAGCGACCTCGAAAAAATCAAGGACCAGCGCCGCGCTGAGATCCTAGAGCGCATTGGCCAGGCCAGCAAGGTGCTCACCAGTTTTGGCTCGCTATCTACGGGGCAAGTCAAAGGCCGTTCCGGGACGCTTATCACGCCCGAGATGGTCGGCACAGTTATCGGCGCAACCGATGGCTACCGTAGTTTCCGTTTTTATCCCAAGAAGGAGAAATAAATCATGACAAATGAAATCACCCCGATCGAGGCAATGCGTGGCACCCTCGTCAAAATGCAACCTGAGTTCCAGGCCGCACTGCCCCCGCAGATCCCGGTCGAGAAGTTCATCCGCACCACCCTTACCGCAGTGCAAATGAACCCTGACCTACTGGGCGCTGACCGCCGCAGTCTGCTAGGCGCATGCATGAAGGCCGCACAAGATGGCCTGCTCCTGGATGGACGCGAGGCCGCGCCCGTAATCTTCAACACCAAAGAAGGCAAAAAGGTTCAGTACATGCCAATGGTCGGCGGCATCCTAAAGAAGATCCGCAACAGTGGTGAGTTGGCCAGCATCAGCGCACAAGTGGCCTATGACAAGGACCATTTTGAGTATGAGTTAGGCGACAACGAGAACATCGTTCACAAGCCATTCCTGGGCGAGGATCGAGGCAAGCCAATTGCTGTGTATGCCGTGGCCAAGACCAAGGACGGCGCGATCTACCGCGAGGTAATGAGCGTGTCCGATGTCGAGAAGGTGCGAGCCGCCAGCCGCGCAGGCAAGTTCGGACCTTGGGTTGAATGGTGGGACGAGATGGCCAAGAAGACTGTCATCCGCCGTATGGCCAAGCGCCTGCCATCCAGCGCCGATGTGGACAGCGTACTGGCCAGCGACATGGAGGCCTCAGGATTCGTCCAGCAGGCCCGCCAAGAGCCGATCAATGTCACGCCGGTACCAGAGGACCAACAAGCCCCTTTGAGCCGCCTGAAGGCTTCTATGGGCCAGCCAATGGCCGATGCCATTGACCAGGCTACCGGCGAAATTATTCAAGAGGAGACGGCAAATGTCCCAACTGCTAACGCCTAAGGAATTGTGCGAACGATGGAAGGTGGCGGACAACACTCTGCGCAAGTGGAGGGTTGCCAATACCGGGCCGACCTACATCAAACTCGGCGACAGCCGAAACAGCGAGGTGAGGTATCGCCTTGTGGATGTTGAGGAGTTCGAGAAGATGAACCGATTCACCACCGACAACAAGTGAGGACTAGCCCATGAGGAACAAAATGATCACTTTACTGATTGTCTGCTCCCTGGGCTGGATAAGTGGCTGTGCCAGCGACAAGGCTGGCAAGCCGCCCACACCAGTCGAGCAGGAGTTGATTCTTGATAAACAGATTCACTCACTAAGCCGCAACGAAGTTATCACTGCGGTTCGTGAATGTGAAACAACAGGGCTTCGCGCCGTCATGATGTATGGAAAACGCAAAGTCAACGGGTACTCAGCCGACATCGTCATCGATGTTACATGCGCACCCAAGTAGAAAAAAAACCCCAGGGCGCAAACCCTGGGGCTAACCGTCGTGAAGGAGAGATTGGCAACTGCTGAAGCCCGACGGATGGAGACAAATATTACACTAGTTCAAAATGCGGGCCGTCAATGAACGGCCTTTTGTTTTGCTTGCGACGCTCGTCAATGTAGTGGTTCATCGCTTCTTCCATTGTACCGCGCCACATTCGAATGTCTGGAACATTCCATGCCGCGCCCCAGCGAAGGGCTACATTCTTTTCGATCGCGGCTTGCTTCATTGCGTCGGCAATGTTGTCGTATAGATTCAGTTCCCAAGACACTTGGCCATTGATGTAGGCCACCAGGTCCACGGCGTCGCCGGTCAAATGCTTTGATTCCATTGTCTGGCTTTTGCCAGTCTCAACATATTTGCGTTGAGTCTCGATTGTGCGCAAGCCTTCGGTGACACCAAAGTCAACCGTGCTGATTTCAATTGCGCGGGTAACTACATCAATCAATTGGTCTTTAACGCCGTCCAGTCGCTCAATGCTTTTTTGTGAAAGTTTGAATGACATGATTATTCCTTTGCAGGTTGTTTGTTACGCATGTCCATAATCTTCTCAAGCGTGCGACCGCCGAAATAGAATGACATGATTAGCATGCCCCACTGACCAAGCAACTCAACATATTTTTGATTCGTGTCGATGCCATATGCAGACATCATTGCAAAGGTTGTGTATGTCACCAGAATAAATATCAGCGTCATTGGACGAATGTTTTTTGACAGCCAAGAATCGCTGGCCATGTCGGCCTGCTGGCGCTTGGTCAACTCCTGGGCCTCGATGTTGTCAGCATTGAGTTCTGCCAGGCGTCCCTCTTGTTGCATCTTCAAGAGTTCTTGCTGTGCTTTTGCTTTTGCTTCTGGGTCTGGAATAAATTTATCCAGCACCTTCATGCCCACATCAAACAGTGCGGTTAATGGAAACATTTTGCCCTCCCTTTCATATCAATTTATTTTTCCATAAAAAATAAGTGACGATCGCGGCGGCAAACCAACACCAGAACGCAAGTCGTCTCAATGCTTTTATGTCTCTGCCATATTCATCAAAGTTGGACTGCCTTTCTTTTTGCATCCGCTCTTTAATTTTCTCAATCTTGTCCCACTCTGCTTTGCCATGTTTTGTTATGACATCATTTTTGAGTTGCATCTCTAAGTCATGAATCTGCTTTAGTCTACGCCACTCATCCACCGCATTCACAATGGTTGTGTCGCCTCGAACAACTTGCGCCTTTTGGCGCATTGTTGCTCTGACCTGTGCTTCGCTTGTGACAAACTTGTCAATGTCGTGAACCAAGGCCTCAACTTCTTTGCCAGCCTCGAGGCCTTCACGAATTCCCTTGACTGCAAGTTTTGCACTTGCGGCTAATTCATTGCTCATGACTTTTTGTTTTTTCCTTTACCTTCCAGATTGTTCAGCAATCCAATAAAACATGTAACTCACAACAGACACAGCAAACAAAACTGATCCAGCAATCACTCCGTACATTACAATTTTTTCTTCAAACTCTTGCCTCAGTTTTCTTTGCTTTGCTTCAAGCCTTCTTTGTTGTGCATCTTCTTCTGCTTTCTTTTCTCGAATTCTTTGACGCTCTAATTGAAAGTCTTCCCACACCCCAGCCATCGGCGTGTGATAAATCAAGAGTTCCTTTAGTTCACGCTCATACTCTTGAAGTTGTCTGACGCGCATTACATTTTCAAATGCCTGCATGTCGACAGACTTCGTCTTTATTATTTTGCCTTCAATGTCTTGGCCTGCTTTACAGACCGCTTCTTGCGCTTCAAAAAACTTGCCAAGTCCATGAGTAATTTCGCTGGCTATGGACCCAACATCCTTACCTACAGCCTTGGCATCTTTGTATAAACTGACGGCGGCTTTGACTCCGGCCACAGCGGCTTGTGCAGTTGCGAAGGCTGTGATCGGGTCCATGCATTTGTTCTTTATTTTTTGTTGATCTTCTCGCGCTCTTCAAGAAGTTTCACACGGACCTGCAATTCATTGATGTCTTTGTAGATCTGTTCTTTCAAAAGATGACGGCGCTCTGCACTAATTGGTGAATCAGTCGGCACACCATCGTGCGTAATAAGCGCAGGCATCTTGCCTTCGATCTGTGTCAAGCGAGTTTGAAATGAACTGACCTGCCCCAGCAACCAGGCGATGCACATCACCAAGATTGGAATGATTGCTTTTAGCAGGTCTTGCATGTTCATGACTTAATCCTTGTCTTCTTTGTGCTCAAGTTTTTTAAAGATCAAGCCAAGCGTGCTGTCAATCTTGTTGAAGCCATCTTTCATATCTTGCTTTATGTCACGAATGGCTTCTTTGAAATCATCTTTGCGCACATAAACCTCGGGCAGGTCGCGCTCGATTTGACGAATGTCAGTCTTCAGGTCTTTGATTGCGTCCCAGATCACCTTGAGCACCCACCCTCCTAAAAAACCGCAAACACCCACCACCCAGTTGAACAGCGTCTGGTCCATCTCGTCATCCTTTTTTTATGGCTGTTCGTCAGGGACCGCGTCCCAGGCTTGAGTTGATTCATTCCATGCGTATCGGCCACCGTCAGTTGGCATTGCAACTGGCGCGTCCCACAAGCAAGTTTGCTCATTGAGCACCCATGATGTGTATGGCTTTGGCGGCATGAATGCATCACGCGTTGCGTCGTACAAGTAGCCAATGCCAGCGTAGTTCTTGCGCAGTGGCGTGCCACCGTTTGCGTGAACGCCGCCATGCGTGTTGTATGAGGTTTGAA